GGCTGTGGAAAAATCAAAACTTGCCGGATGACGTGATCGTGATCCCGGTAGGCGATGAGTCCACCGCCCTCACCACCGGCACCAACAGGATTCGATTCAGGATGCCGTTTGCTGCCACGCTGCTGGCGGTGCGGGCCAATGTGAACACAGCGCCGACCGGCAGCACGCTGATCGTGGACGTGAACGAGGCAGGCGCCAGCGTGCTGGGCACGAAACTCAGCATCGACGCCACCGAGTTCAGCAGCACCACCGCGGCCAGCGCCGCAACGATCACGGATTCCAGCCTGGCGGACGACGCCGAGATCAGCATCGATATTGACCAGATCGGTAGCACGGTGGCCGGTGCGGGCTTGAAGGTTTCGCTGTTCGTGCGGAGGGCCTGATGAGAAACCTCGTCCTGTTCGACACCCAGACCGCTCAGGTTCGGGATTACCCCAGAGCGGATGATCAGCCGGTCGAGCAGCTCGACCCCCGCTACGCAGTGCTCCGTGTGGTGCGCGAGGCTCCCCCTGAGCCCGGCGCCGGCCAGCAGGTCAGCCAGACCCGCACGGTGGACCTGGAGGCTGGCGAATGGCGATGGGGCTGGAGCGTGGTGGACACCCCGGAGCCTGCGCCAATTGCTGACTGGAGGACGTTTAAGCGCACTCTGCTGAGCCACCCCGCCATCAATGCGTTGCTGGGCGGCGGGCTGAGCACAGCCCCGGCTGCAGCGCTCAGCCTGCCTGCCACCCTGCTTACCGCTGCCGGCGGCGGTGACGTGGACGATTTTCGAGCGGCCTGGCTGAGCCTACGCCGGCTGGGGCTGGTGTCCGCCGAGCTGCTGCAGGAGGTTCGCGGGCTGGCGATAGCCCTCCACCTGCCCGATGGATTCGTGGCTGCACTGGGCGGCTCCCTGCGGCCTGCCGCCGCGAGCGCGGGTCAGGAGTGGGTGGACGCTGCCGGCGATCTGTGGGTGGTGACGCAAGCCCGTGGCGAGGGCGGGCAGTTCCTGTCGGATGATCCCGCGACGCCTGAACAGGAATCGCTGATCTGGGAGAGGGTGGACTGATGGCGATTATCTGGGTTGGAACGGGGAGGTTTAGCGCCTACATCGGCCCTGTTCAGGACTACATCGACCGGGTGGTTGCTGCTGACGTAGCAGCGGGCAACACGCTGGGTCTAGAGGTTGGCGTGCGTGACGCCTACGACGTGTTCATCCGCGACTCGATCAACGTTGGCGACCTAGGCACCAGCGGCGGCGTGCTGAGCCAAGCCAACAGCATCATCAAGGCCGCGCCGATCATGGCCGGTGCCCGCACGCTGGCTGGTGCGTTGGTGCCGTTGGTGGGGGCGGCGCCGACTCGGTTTGGCACGGAAGGCGGATGGAACTACAACCGAAGGACGGGGACGGCGGGAAACGGAACAGATAATTATCTGAACAGCAACAGGAATAACAATGCTGACCCGCAGAATAATCGCCACGCTTGCGTATATGCGAGCCTAGCCGCATTAACGTCTCAATTATTTTTGGGTGGTAGATCTACTGTGTCTTTTGCGGGTACATCAACTTTAGGATTTACGGGCACGGCTGGCCGATTTAGGAGCCTACCCAGCACAGATACTTTTCAAGATGTCGGCACAGCTTCGCTAAACACGCCGACCCTCATTGGCGCTTCAAGAAGTTCAGGAAGCGAGTACACTGCTCGCATATCTGGTTCCAACGCAATAACTGCATCAGCTTCTACGACTGCTGACAACATAACAAATTGGGTATTTGCTCTAAATAACCAAGGATCCCCCGCTGCTTTCTCAAACGCCCGCCTAGCCTTCTACAGCATCGGCGAATCCCTAAACCTCGCCCTGCTCGACGCCCGCGTGACCGCTCTGATCAACGCCATCGCGGCGGCGATCCCATGACCACCACCAAACGCGAACAAATCCTCGCCCACATCGACACCACCCTGGCGGCCACCAGCGGCGTGAGCGGGCGGGTGTATCGAAGCCGCCAAGAGGCTTTCAGCCGCAGCGAATCGCCGTCGGTGATCGTTGAGCCCGGCCCTGAGTCATCCGGTCCCGAGGCCGTCAGCACCTGCAAAATCGACCACACCCTGACGCTGGTGGTCGCCGTCTACGCTCGTGGCCTGATCCCTGACCAGGTGGCGGATCCCGTCGTGCAGTCCGTTCACAGCCTCCTAATGGCCGATCGCAGCCTAGGTGGGCTGGCGATGGACATCTGGCCCCTAAGCCGCAACCCGGGGTTCGATGCCGCCGATGGCGCCGCTGTGGTGGAGGTGCTGTCGTACCGGATCCGCTACCGCACCAGCGTGACGGATCTCAGCGTGGGCGCTCCATAGGCTGCAACTACGGAACCTCACCCCTCCGCATGGCGCGATCCAAACCTGAGCCTGACCCCCGGCCGACCGATGGCGGCAGCTATCTGCTGGACGAGGCCACCGGCAAGTGGATCGACCAGGACTGCAAGCCCGCTGAGTGCGTGATGCCCACCCCTGCCCCCGCTCCGAGCAATGACGAAATCGACGCATAGGCGCCTTCTGCTGGCGGCAGTGGAGGCGAGCTACGGCACCTTCGAGACGGTCGCCGGCACCGATGCCCTGTTGGTGCAGAACCTGGACTGTCAGCCCCTTGACGCAGGCCTGATCGATCGCGAGCTGGTGCTGCCGTATTTCGGCAACCGGCCCAAGATCGTCGGCCAGCGGGTGGGCACGGTCACCTTTGACGTGGAACTGGCGGGATCGGGCACGGCCGGCACTGCCCCTCGCTGGGGCCGGCTGCTGCGGGCCTGCGGGTTCGGTGAGACGGTGGTGGCCACCACCTCAGTGACCTACGCCCCGGCGATGACCGGGATCGTTGGCGTGTCGTTCGACTTCAACAACGACGGCAACCGCCACCGCCTGAAGGGCTGCCGTGGCAACGCCACCTTCAACCTGGCGGCCGGCGAGATTCCCAGGATCAGCTTCGAGTTCTTCGGTGAGTACGTGGCTGCCGCCACCGAGGCCCAGCTGACCCCGACCTTCGCCAATCAGGCGACGCCGGTGATCGTCAACAACGCCAACACCACCAGCGTGAACATCCTGGGCCTGACCACGGCCTGCATGGAATCCTTCACCCTGAACCTGGGCAACGAGATCCCCCTCCGTCAGCTGGCGGGCTGCACGCAGCAGTACCCGATCACCAACCGCCTGCCCTCTGGCGAAGCGGTGATTGAGGCCCCGGTGATCGGCTCCGGTTCTGGCGAGAAGGACTACTTCGCCCAGGTGATCAGCCAGGCCACCGGCACCATCGCCTGGCAGCACGGCCAGACCGCAGGGAACATCGTGACCCTGAGCATGGGCCAGTGCAACATCGATTCCCCGACCTACGCAGACAGCGACGGGATTCAGATGCTCAACGTGCCCTACATGGCGCAGGCGACTGCAGCCAACAACGAGATGAGCCTGGTGCTCACCTGATTTCCTCCACCACTCACTGAACACCCATGTCCTTCGTTCTGAAGCAGTCGGCCAGCTACACCTGGCCGGTCCCCCTGCTAATCCCGGTTGATGGCGGCCGGCGCGAAAAGCACTCGTTCGATGCTGAGTTCAAGCGGCTGCCCCAGAGCCGAATCAACGAGATCGCCAAGCTGGCCCGGGCCACCGAACTGGGCCGCGCCGGTGATGATGAGCTCCTGGACGACAAGACCGCCGCACGGGAGATCCTGATCGGATGGAGCGGCATCACCGATGACAGCGGCAAGGATGTGCCGTTCTCTGAGGCCGCGCTGGATCAGCTGCTGGAGATCCCCACCATCGCCGGGCAGATCATCAAGGCCTGGTATGGCTCGATGGAGGTGGCCAAGAAGGGAAACTGACCGGCGCCGTCGATCACTGGTGGAACGGTGATGGCGGCGCCAATGATGACCTGCTGGCGGACCTGCAGGCCTACGGAGCGGACGTGAGCTGCCTGCCGGAGGTGGTGCAGAACCCGAAGCAGTTCGAGGTCTGGCCTGAGCATGAGGACGCAGTGATGATGTTCCTGCTTATTCAGACCCAGTGGCGGCCGGGGGGCAGTGGCGTGATTGGGTTGGATTATGAAGTGCTGCTGGGTCCGGGGAAACTATTTGATCTTTACGCTGTGGGTAACCGGCGCCAGGCTCTGGAGGATCTGCAGATCATGGAGAGCCGCGCCAAGGAACTGATCAACAAGGCCGCCGAACCGAAGCAGCCGAAAGGGAGGCGCCGCTGATGGCCATGAATCTGGAGGCGGTGCTGCGGATCGCGGCGAAGGTTGTAGGGCTTGAGGAAGTCACGAAGCTTGAGCGGGCGATCGGCGGGGCTGAGAAGACGGCGAAGGATGCGAAATCGGCGTTTGCAGCCGTGGTGGGATCTGCCGCCTGGCAGGGCATCGCCGCAGCCGCAGCCGGCGTCGGAGTGGCCATTGGCCTCTCGACTCGCGCAGCAATCGAGTTTGAGTCCAGCATGGCCGATGTGGTCAAGGTGCTGGACGGCGTTGAACCGGCCGGGATCGTTCAGATCAAGCAAGAGATCTTCAGCCTGGCCAGGGAAGTGCCGCTGGCAGTGAACGAGATCGCCGCCCTTTATGCCGCCGCTGCTGGCTCTGGCGTGCCCCGATCAGAGCTGGAGCAGTTTGCCCGCGACGTGGCGAAGATCGCCGTGGCCTGGGACATGAGCGCCGCTCAGGCCGGCGAGTCGATCGCCAAGCTGAGCGCCAACCTGGGCCTGTCTCATAAAGAGACGATGGACCTGGCCGACGCCATGAACTACCTGGCCAACAACATGGGTAGTTCGGCCAGAACGGCAGCCGATCTGACCGACTTCATGCTGAGGGCGGCATCGTCGGGCAAGGCTGCGGGGCTGGCAGCCACTGAGACGGCAGCGTTTGGCGCCGCAATGCTCAAGTCTGGCGCCCAGGCGGAGGTGGCCGCCACCAGCTTCAACAATATGATTCGGGCGCTCAGCCGTGGCCCATCCATGACCGAACGGCAGGTGGACGCACTGCGCCGGCTGGGCTATCAAATGGCGGACGCCAAACAGGTGGAGTCGCAGCTGACCCGTGAGGCTGAGGCCGCCAGCCGCCGCCGAGTGGACGCAGCGAGGGACCAAAAAGATCAGGTGATCCGGTTGGCGCAAGAGCAAAGCGACCGCCGGATTGAGATCGCCCGCGATGAAACCGACCGGCTGAGCAGGGAGATCAACCGCCGATTCCGCGATGAGCTCACGGCCCTGCAAGACGGCTGGGAAGATCAAGCCAGAGCCCAGGAGGACGCGGCGAGGGATCGCGCCGACGCGCAGATCAAGGCGCTGCAGCGGCAGGAGCGGGCGGAGGTTGATCGCATCCAAAAGATCGCCCAAGCCCAAAAGACCGACGCCACTGCCGCAGTCGATCAGATCCGCGATGCCTACGAATCACGAATCGACGCCATCCGCGATCAGCTGGACCGCGAGATGACGGTTCAGCGCCGGGCGGCCCGCGACCGACAGCAAGTCATCCGCGATGAAATGGATGATCGCCGCGACATGGAGCTGAAGGCAAACTCTGATCGACTAACGCAAGTTGAGAAGCAAGAAGATACTTTTATGGAAACTCAAAAGTCTGCCGCTGAAAATCGATTCAAGGCTTTAGAGGACGCCGAGAAGCAATACCTAGAACGGGCCAAGGTCACAGCTAAGAAGACGGGAGAGGAGCGAGCAAAAGCCGATATGCAAGGGTTTACCACTACGTTCCAGAAAAACGCGATCGGCACCATTCGAGATGTGTTTGCTCGGATCAGGAACCTGCCCAAGGAAATGCAGATCTCCGTTATCAGTGATCTGTTTGGCGATGAGGCCCGAGCACTGGCGCCGCTGATCAATAATGCAGAGTTACTGGAAGGCGCTTTGGGTCTAGTCGGAGACAAGGCTAAGTACGCCGCATCGGTCAACGATGAATTTATAGTCAAGCTGGCAACAACCGCCAGCCAGATGCAGTTGGCCAAAAACCAGCTCGACATTTTGGGTATTCAGTTTGGCGAGAACTTCGTCAAGGCGCTGCAGCTTGCAATGAAAGCCCTTGACCCTGTGTTCGGCCTGCTGGTCAAGATTATGGAGCTGCCGGCGGTAGGCCCAATCTTCGCTGGCTTGGCGGCAGGATTCGTTGCGCTGGCCGCTGCCGCGCCGTTCATTGTTTCCCTGATCAGCCTGTTTGGCACACTAAAGGCCGCCCTGGCTGGCGGCGCCATCGTTGCAGCGCTCAAGACGTTTGTGGGCGCATTTGTGTTCGCCATCAGCAAGGGCCTGATTCCGGCATTTCTCGGATTCATCAGCTGGATCGCCGGCACGTTCATTCCTGGCTTGCTGGCGTTCCTCGGCCCCGTCGGCTGGACCGTGCTCGCCGTGGCTGCCGTCGTGGCCATGGCGATTGCGTTCCGCGAGCCCCTGATGAAGTTTGTCTCCTGGCTGTGGAAATGGACGGAGTTCGCCCGCGAACCGTTCGTGCGGCTGTGGAATGCGGTGGTGGGCATCGTCACCGCCAGCCTGAGCCTGATCAGCCGGGGCATCGAGATCTGGGGCGCTGAGGTGCGCAAGATCTGGAGCGGGGATTTCTCCACCCTGCAAGGCATTGTCGATACGTGGCGTGATGCGGTGGTGGGTATTTGGACTGCCATGGGTGAAGCGTTCAAAACCTATCTGGTCGAA